CCATCCAACATTTCCATAAGATTATCTATCTCTTCATCTTGCTCCTGTGCATCTTCTACTTCATCAGGGAACTGAAGACCATTCTCTTCCACATAGGCTTGAACCTCTTCAGGACTAGCACCGGGATTCTCTGCTTTATATACACGCTCTAAGATTTCATCATATAGCCTTTTAATTTTCTTTTTGAACGCAGCTAGCTCTAGAAGACTAGAAGAGTCTTCAAATAAATTAGGACTGATTTTTCTTCTTCTTCTAGCCATATATACTTCTTATCCTTTATAAGATTGATTCATCTGACTTTCTGTCATAGATTTTCTATGTTTCTCTCTCTGATTGAATCTAGTATCATTATTACCAAATGAGGGTTTATATTTCTTATTTACAGAGAAGATATGTTTCGATTTAGCACCACATTCAGGACATTCTTTCTGTTCCTTTCTATCTGCAATAGAACACATACTTTCAAATATGTGTCCTTTATTGCATTTATAATCGTAAAATGGCATTAATACTATTTCACTTCAATTTTCTTTGCTTTCTTATCTTCCGGTAGATTTAATTCCATATCTACTGTAAGAACTCCATCTTTGAAATTTGCATTAAATACCTTTAGATAATCCATTAATGCCCATTGTCTTGTAAAGGCTCTTTGTGCTATGCCTTTATATACAAAGCTATTAGTATTCTCTGTATCATCAGCAGAATTTCCAGTAACAGTTAGAGTGTTGTCTTTTACTTCAACCTCTAAGTCTGATTTTGCAAATCCAGCTAGTGCCATTTCCAGTTGGTACTTATTATCCTCCACCTTTTTGATATTATATGGGGGATATTTAGGTATCTCAAACTGAGATAAAGATGATAGTTGGTCGAATATACTATCAAAACCTACTGTTAAATTTCTAAATGGGTCGAACGTTGTTAAATTATTCATATTGTTTCTCTCCTTTATTAAGCGAGTTATTAAAATGAGATTCTCTTAATTGAGCAATCTCGGTTTGTAAAAACCCCTCCGGTTAAAGAGGGGTTTAAGGTTTAGCTATTAACTAGCTGGTGCTACGAAAGCAACACCTGCTGTATTGCGTAACTCTCCAACTCCGTAAATAGTATCTGAAGTGAATAAATCACCAAGATACTGCTGCTGGTACTGAGTCTGCGAACGCACACCGACTTGTTCTGCTAGTGCAAAAGCGTCTTTGTGAAAAAGACAACCCACTCGGTCTGTGTTGTAAGGTGCAGTAGAAAGTGAAGCAGTAGGACAGTTAGATGAGATAAATACATCTACACCATAGATTTGACCAATCTTGCCTGTCTTAATTGCATCGCCAGAACCGATATATGCTTGTTCTGTGAAGCGATTAATACCTAACAAATCGTTAGCTGCGATTGGTGGGATAACTAATGAACGATTGTCCATTGGTACATCCGCATCGTCTAGTTTTAGTAGAAGTGCTCTGATTGCAACATCAGTAATATCACGAGCATTACTCGCATTACCTGTGTACAACTCAAGAGCAGTATCACCACTGTTAATTGTATATGCAGTCTCCCAAGAAGCTGCATCTGAACCACCGACTGTACCACTTTGTAGACCTTCCCACAGAGTAGATATATCAGTGTCAACTTGTTTAGCTAAAGAATATCCTGCGTCATCCGTATAGAACTTACGAAGTGAGCTGAGTGCTTGAACCTCTGTGATATCCTCGATTAATACAGAATATTCATAATGCTTATCAATCGAAAGATTGGTCACACTATGAGTGTCACTCTGTATGTATACCTTTGTATTTGCTGCCTTAGCTGTCGCTGAACCACGGACAGGTGTAGGGATGTGTATTGTGTCTCCTTTTTTACCTTTATGATTTAAGCGAGTAACTTGGTTGGCAATTACTAGGTTCGACTTATATGCTGCAATAGTTTCATCCGACCATAGTTCTGGGATAAAATTGGCAGCAGTAGTAGTCGTTTGATGGTTAGTGCCTATAACACCTGTAGCCATAATAATTACTCCTTCTAAGTATTATATAGTATTATTTGACTCTTCCTTCTGCATAGGCATTGAATATTTCATCAGCTAAGTCGGCATATCTAGTAGGGTCGCTCTGCTTTAATCTAATTAAATCAGCTCTCCTATATGTCTTCTTACCTGCGGTAGATTCTGAAGATACTCTGGATTCGGTCTTACCAGCCTTTAGGTTCTTTTTCCTCGTAGCCTTCTGCTTCTGTTGAACTTCAGCAGTCTTATCAATCATAGAACGCTCTTTCCAGTGCGTCAATAATTCATCAGCTGCTTCATAGTTATAGGCATCGGCTGCTTGAAATAAGTCGGTCCTAAATGTACTAGCTTTAACCCAATCCTGAAAATTAGAATCTTGTACGATGTCTACATAGTCTGGATGAGTCTGTTCCAATTGTGCCTTACTAGTATCTTGCTGTTGTCTAGCTTGGAACTCTTGGAACTCTTGAAACTTCGGATGTTTTTCTATCAAAGAATTAACCGCTTTATTGGGGTCTTCAAAGAAATCACCTTCTGTCTCATCTGTTGAGTTTTCTGATTGTAGGCTTGTCTGTCCGTCATTTCGAGATATTTCGGCTTTGAGGAAACTGTCAGATAGTTGTCTTAACTCTCCAATCTCTTGGCTCTTACGTCCAAGTTCTTGTTCTAAGTTCTGATAACTCTTAACAATATCCTCTACACTCTTACCTGAGAACTTATCTGGAATGTCTGGAGTAGTGGGTGATTCTTCTTGTGTCTCACTTTCCGCTTCCAGTGTTTCTAGGGTTTCATCAGGTTGTACTGTGTTTTCTACCTCTGTATCTGCTAAATTTTCAGCAGGGTCTACTACTATACTGCTCATATCATTGCCTCCGTCCCGTTAGGGATTGTGAAGTTTTAAAAATGATGACGCTATAAATCTAGTTCTGTCATCGCTGCTTTTGTTGCGTCTTCCAAAACAATCATCTGTCTTAGAATAGACAACTGACCTCTAGCGAACCAGAGGTCTTTTTCATTATCAATAGAGTCTATCCGTTTTACTGATTCAGATAGAGTTTTTAATTCTTCAATTAAGTCTATCCATCCATCAGTCTCGACTAGATTTATTCTATTGTCATAAAATTCTTTATCGTCTGTTACCACGATTTATCCTTGCAACTTCTCCGTTGCTGATGCTATATTTAAGAGAGTTTCAGATTTGAGATGTTCTATCTCAGGAATATTTCTCATAGTTTCACTGTTGACATTCTCAGTATCTGCTCTTAGCTTATCTATAGCTGCTAATTCTTTCTGTAATTTAAGGAATTTCTCTTGTATTACTAATTCATTCGGCTGTGCTGCTCCTGCTTCTGCTGCATTCTTCATAGCTTTAGTCGCTTCTTCCTGAGCTTCCGACATAGTCTTCTGAACTTGAGCCTCTAATAGCTTCAACTGAAGCTGTTTACCCATCTGTTCCATCTGCTCTTCTTCAGGTTTAGGTTGTGCATCTTGCATTAAGGCATTAACAATCTGGTCTCTATTGTGCATACTAGAGTTCTGGAATACTGCCATAAGTATTATATCAAATGCAGGTGAATCCTTTGGAATAGATTGTAGTAAACTTACCATCTGTTGGGCTTCTAACTCTTTAGCCATAATTCCCATAGTAGAATATGGTACAAACTTATAATCTGCAACAGGATATCTAGCTTCATCAAACTGTACCTTCCTCCAGAGACATTTATTAATCATAGGGATTAGGAATGTATTCTGAAAGTTCATCAGTGTACGCTTCTGTCTCTTAATAGCAGAAGACTGTTGCATAGACATACCAGCAGATGTGGCTCTTTCCGCACTAGCTTGTGCAGTATCATTAGAACCAGTACCCATCTGTATCATATTCTGTAGACTTGCTACTTGAGTATAAGTATTCTGGTCTGTAGTTCCTAAACTCAGAGGCATAACCGCCTGTCTAGGGTCTCCATTAGTAAGTATAGTCTTACCGGGACGAACTTCTAGTTTGACACCTCTCGGTAGTCGAGTCGCATCAGCAGCCATCATAGGTGTAGTAGTTAGTGCTAGAGAGTCTATTCTCGCTCTCATCTCTGCATCTAGAGCTTTCTGTGGATTGAACCCTTTCTCACAGACCCCTCTACCCCAAAACTTATTAGGAACTATATCGTGCTGATAGCTTACAAAAGGTCTATCAGTCATCATAAATGGATTCTCTTCTGCTCTTAATATATGACTATCATTAGCTATTGTAACTACTGCTTCAACTAATTCATCTTCATCATACTCAAAATCATCAATGGATTCACTCTCTTCTAAGAATCTAGCGGGTACTTTACCCCAATATTCAGTAATTTTAATCTGGTCTGAGGCATCTGCTCTAGAAGATTCAGGGTCAAAACCCTTCAATCTCTCTACATTATAGCTACCTTCTATAGGTATATCCCTATATGTACCATTCTTTATACCTTCTATAATACTATGTCTAGGCTTTATTAC